TTATGGTTAAGAATACTAGAAGCCCAAATTGAAACTGGTATGCCTTTTATGTGTTTTAAAGACCATTCAAATATAAAATCAAATCAAAAAAACTTAGGTGTAATTCACTCAAGTAATTTATGTACTGAAATTATGGAAGTAACTGATTATCAAACAACTGCAATTTGTACCCTTACTAGTATTCCTGTCCAAAAATTTGTTTTAAATGGAAAATATGATTACGTAGAATTGGGAAGAGTTACACGCTCCATAACAAAATCTTTAAATATTGCTTTAGAAGTTAACGATTACTCAACACCAGAAGGTAGAAAAGGTGGGTTAGAACAAAGAGCATTAGGTATTGGTATACAAGGACTTGCGGATGTTTATGCAATGTTAAAGTTACCTTTTGTTTCAGAAGAAGCTAGAAAAATTAATAAAAACATATTTGAAACAATATATTTCAATGCGTTGAGGCAATCTTGTGATTTATCAAAAGAAACTGGTAAAACATATGATGGTTTTATAGGTTCACCTATTTCTCAAGGAATTTTCCAATGGGAAATGTGGGGTCTTAAAGAAGATGAGCTATCTGGAATGTATGATTGGAAACAATTAAGAAAAGATATAATAGAGTTTGGTATTATGAATTCTTTATTAACAACTTGCCCTCCGACTGCTAGTTCAGCTCGTGTAATTGGTTCAAATGAAGCATTTGAACCATTTACATCTAATTTATATGTTCGTAAAGTAACTGGTGGTGAATTTGCCATGGTAAATAAGCATCTGGTTAGAGATTTGGAAGCTGAAGGTTTATGGAATAGAGAAACACTAAATGAATTAATTAAAAATGAAGGTAGCATTCAAAATATTCCAGTTATCAGTCAAGAATTAAAAGATGTTTATAAAACAGTTTGGGAAATTTCACAAAAATCATTGATTGAAATGTCAGCTGAAAGAGGACCTTTTGTTGACCAATCACAAAGTTTAAATATATTTTTTGAAACACCAACAGTTGGTAAATTAACAACTTCACACACATTAGCTTGGAGATTAGGACTTAAAACTGGCCAATATTATTTAAGAAGTCAACCAGTAGAAATGAAGTCGAAACACTTAGCTATTGATTTTGCTAAAGAAAAACAAATTGAAAAACCAACGAATAGTCAATTTGAATGTATAGGATGCTCATCTTAATTAAGATATAAAAATGATGAAATAAATAAAAAGACCCTAATTAGGGTCTTTTTTTATTTATAAGTTTACTTAATAAAATTGAATGCTATTATATTTATCTAATAAATAATGTTATGGCTAACGGTAAATACATCAATATACAATATCCTTTTAGAAACAGTGATAAAGGATTTTTTCTCGATTTAACATCAAATGATAATACAGCAATTAAATCTGATTTATTGCATTTAATCCTTACTAGAAAAGGTCAAAGATTGTACAATCCAGAGTTTGGGACTGATTTATTACGTTTTATTTTCGAACCTAATGATAGTTTAACATTATCTTTAATTAAAGAAGAAATAACAACAGCGGTCAAAAAATATTTACCAAAATTACAAATTAATGAAATAAGTGTAGACCAATCAACAGAAAGTGATTACGCAGCTGTTGTTAGGTTAGACTACACAATAACTGATGAAGTTTTCACAACAACGGACTTCGTAATAATAAACATATAATATGGCAAATACAGGAATTAATTATACATCAAGAAACTTTGTTGATATAAGAACAGATTTAATCAATATGGTTAGACAATACTATCCAGATATTTTTAATGATTTTAATGATGCATCAGTAGGTATGATGTTAATAGAACTAAATGCAGCGGTTGGTGATATGTTATCATTTAATACTGATGCTATGTTCCAAGAAACACAAATAGATTATGCTAAAGAAAGAAAATCAGTCCTTTCAATGGCTAGAACATTTGGTTTAAAAATCCCAGCAAAACGTCCAAGTATAACAATCGTTGATTTTTCGGTTATTGTCCCTCCTTTCGGTGATTCTTTCGATATATCTTATGCACCTTACATAACGGCTGGTGCTCAAGTTTCAGGTGGTGGTAAAATATTTGAAACAACAAATGATATTGACTTTTCTAGTCCATTTACTGTTGGCGGGATACCCAATAGGTTAATTATACCTAATTTTGATTCAAATAATAACTTAATTAATTATACTTTAACAAAAAGAGAAATCGTATTAAATGGTTTTACTAAAATCTTTAAAAGAGTTATAAATTCATCTGATGTTGTACCTTTCTTGGAAGTAATTCTACCAGATAATGACGTTCTATCAATAGATTCTGTTATTACCTTACAGGGGACTAATTTTGTAAAAGACCCATTACCAGAACAATTCATCAATCAAGAAAATAAATGGTATGAGATGGAAGCTTTGGCTGAAAGTGAAATTTTTGTTGAAGATAATAGCCAAATTAGTGATAATGCTGGTATTAAAAAGGGGAAATGGATAACAACAACAAAAAAATTCATATCAGAATATACTGATTTAGGTTTTATTAAATTAATTTTTGGTGGTGGGTCACAAGATACAAGTAGTCTATGTGATTTCGACACCAACACAGCTCTTGTTAACCAAATAGGTGACTTTATTAACAACATGTCACTGGGAGAAACACCAACAGCCAACACGACAATGTTTGTTAAATATAGAGTAGGTGGTGGTGCTGATACGAATCTAGGTCCAAATGTTTTGACTGGATTAGGTATAATAAACACAATAGTAAACGGTTCAAGCCAAACCATAAACAATTCAGTCAAAGCTTCGTTAACAGTTAACAATGCGTTTCCAGCTTTAGGTGGTAGAGGTGTACCTAGTGTTGAAGAAATAAGAAATTTAGTAAGATATAATTTTTCATCACAAAATAGGGCTGTAACGATTAAAGATTATTTGACTATAATAGCTCTAATGCCGGGACAATTTGGTGTCCCATTCAGATGTGGTGTTTTTGAAGAACAAAACAAAATAAAAGTTTATATTCTAGGTTTGGATGCTGATACTAAATTATCCAACACTTCTACGAGTACTTTAAGAGAAAATATTGCGACTTATTTGTCGGATTACAGAATGCTAAACGATTATGTTCAAATATCAAATGGTAGAATAATTAATTTAAGTTTTGAGGTTGATTTATATGTTGATAAAAGAATTCCGCAATCTCAGATAATAAATCAAACCATAAATAATATTCAATCATTTATGGATATCAACAAATATCAAATGGGTGAGAATATCTATATGTCAACGCTAATAGAAGCTATAAATAACGTGGGTGGGGTATTAAATGTTATTGACCTTAGAGTTTATAATAAAGTTGGTGAAGGTAAATATAGTGTAAATGAAATAGCGCAACCATATTTAGATGAAATAACTAGACAAATTGATATTTCAGCTGACTATACTTTATTTGGTGACCCAGTAAGTATGTTTGAAGTGAAATTTCCTAATGTTGACATCAAGGTTAGGGTTAAATAACGTTTACTTTTTGGTAAATACTAATATGTTTTAATAAAATTTAAAATGGGTTGTAATTGTAAAAGCGATAAAAGTGTAAATAAAACACTTATAAACGAAAATAAAGAAAAAATATCGATAACAAAAAAAATTATTAATTTCGCACTTAGAACAATAGTTTTTTTAACATTTATATTATTTTTACCGTTTATCATAACATATATAATTTGGATGTTATTTAAAACAATATTTTTGAATAAAGATATTGATATAAAACCATTATTAATGATGATAGCTGATAAATTTAAAATAGATGATGAAGATGAAATTTATGAAACTGGTGAAGATGATTATGTTTTAATGGATGTCGAAGAATTAACACCAATTAAACATAATGTCAAATACTATTAGAATAAGAACCACACCAAATGGTGGTGATAAATACTTAAAACTAAAATTAGACCAAGATTTTGATTTTATAGAAATCCTGTCTCTTAAGATTTCACAAGAAGAAGCCTATAGAAAATTTTGTTCTGATTATGGAACAGTAGTCGGTAGAGTAGTAATAAATAGCGGTTTCGGAGTTCCAAATGCTAAGGTAAGTATTTTCATACCATTAGATGAAGTAGATAAAAATGACCCACTTATAAGTGGTTTATATCCTTATGAAATAATAACAGATAAAAATAGTGATGGTGTTAGATATAATCTTTTATCAAAATCGTTATCATCTAATAACGATTGTCACACACCAATTGGTACCTTACCAACCAAAAGAGAAATTTTAGATAATGAAACAATGCTTGGTGTTTATTGTAAATATTATAAATTTACAACAACCACAAATCATGCTGGTGATTTCATGATATTTGGCGTACCTATTGGAACATATACTTTACATATTGATGCCGATATATCTGACATTGGGATAGCGTCTCAAAGACCTTATGATTTAATTAGACAAGGCACACCAGTTAAATTTTTTGATAGTGTAACTAAATTCAAGGGTGGAACAAATTTAGATAAATTAGTACAAGTAAAAACATCAAACATTGGTGTTAACGTACAACCATTTTGGGGTGATTTAGATAATTGTGAAATAGGTATTACTCGTATTGATGTTGATTTAAATTATACATTAACACCTTCAGCTGTTTTTATGGGAAGTATCTTTGGAGACCAAGATAAAAATAGTATAAATAAAAATTGTGCTCCTAGAAAGGGGTTAGGTGATTTATGTGAGCAGATTACAGGTTCAGGTAATATCAATATGATTAGAGAAAATATTGATGGTTTAGTTGAAGAATTTGATGTTGATGGTGGTAGAGTTATTGACGAAGATGGTACTTGGGCATATCAAGTTCCTATGAATTTAGATTATATGGTTACTGATGAAACAGGTAATTTAATTTTGACAGATAACCCAAATATCGGTATACCCACAAGAGCTAGAGTTAGATTTAAAATAGGTTTAGATGAAACTGGTGGTGAAGGTAGACTTAGAACAAGGGCTAGTTATTTAGTACCTAACAATCCTCAAACACCAAATGAAATTGATTATTCATTTGGTGAAGAGACAAATAAAAACTATAATTTTGCTGATTTATATTGGAATAAAATATATTCTGTTTCTAATTTTATATCTAGATTTCAAAAAACAAAAATACCTACAGCTAGAACAATAACTGGTATTAAAAATGTTGATGGTTGTGATAAAACACCTTTTCCATATAACAGAGTAAGTACGGATATTAGCCCAATATTTTCTATTTTTTGTATTTTAATAAACATTATTACAGTAATTGTTACTATAATTAACTCAGTTATTATTGGGGCTATAAATTTTATAACAGGGATTGTAGGGGGTGACCCTGTACCTTGTATTATTGTTCCATGTCCATCGGATGGTGAACCTATTTATTTTGCTCCGGGTTGTTCACAAGAGTCTCCCAATTACCAAACAAGTGGATTAGCTGATTGTCTTGCTTTTAGTATGGCCAAATCATTAAACATGTATCAATTTGATTTTTATAATGATTGGGTGAATGGAAGTCTTTATAGTTTTTTGTTAAAATATAAAAAACGACCTAAAGGAAAAGAAAAATTTTGTGAATACGATTGTGAAGATTTTGTTGGTGGTGCTGATGGAAATGAAGATGGTGTTGCTGATAATAATTGTCATAATAATCATCTATTAGATACGTGTTATTTCAGTGGAGGTTTCAACAGTCAAGTGTCTTACGAATCTGTTGACATTAGAGAAGGTTTGGTAAAGAAAGTCGGTGATGATTTAATATATGCAGCATCAACACATAATAACAATTATAAGTTATTTGCTACTGATATCATCTGTTTGGGTTCTATGTTAGATTGCGATTGGCAAGGAATACCAAAAATACAAGAAAGATTAGTACCTACATCATATAAATTACCACCAGAAACAAGTGAGTTCGATGACAACGGTCAAATAATAACTTGTGGTATGGTTGAAATTGGAAATAATTCTAATGGTTTATTTTTTGATGTTAATTGTTCTGGATTACACACAAGTGACGTTCAATGTTTAAATATAAGACATATTTGTGAAATAGGTGTAGATATTGATGAAACTATAGAAAATACAATAGGTCAATCAACAAGCGTTGCAGATTGTATTATTGGTTCAAATGAAATAGATGTTTTCGGAAAACAATTTAGAGATATTTTTATTGGGTTAAATAGAGATATTAATACACCATCATCATTTGATATAGGTGATGGTCTTGAGAGTTATTTTAATATTCCAAATACGCCAAATTATTATAATTTTGCATCATCAATAGATAATGGTTTATTGGTTAATGGTATAGATTATGTTACATTTAGAGGATATGCTGATGGTTCTACTTTTAAACAACCAAAACATTCATTGTTTATGTATTTCGGTATCAATGCTGGTAGAACTGCATTAGATAAATTAAATGAAAGATATTTCACTACTTGTGAACAGAAAATAGAAACAAATTTATCGATAGATGCATCTGCTACACAATCATTTAATTTTGACGGTACAATTACTTTTTCTTTAATAGGTACTGTGGACATTGATGAAACTTATTCATTTACAATTAATGGGCCTGATGGTTTTGAAATAAATGGAAGTTTTACACCTTCAGAAATGCCAATAGTAATAACTGGTTTAAATGTTGGTTTTTATACGATAACAATTGTTGATTCATTTGGTTATACAATTTATCAAACAATAATTGTTAGCGGTCCAACACCATTATATTCTTTTGTTAATGTAAGTCAAAATGTTTCTACAGCTAGTGCATCCGATGGCCAAATAACAATTTCATCTATTGGTGGTGGTTTAGCACCATATTCTTTTGTTGTGACAAATAGTGTCGGTGCTATAGTCGGAAACCCAAGTGCTGGAAACAATATTTCAGCTCCAATAATAATTAATCATTTATCAGTAGATATAATAAACGTCTATACAGTTACTGTAACAGATAGTTTAGGTGATACAGATATAACAACCAATCTATTAATTGCTGGTCCAACAGCAATAATAGTAAATGTTGAAAAAACTGATGTTACGTGTTCTGGTGGAAATAATGGTTCAATAAGTTTAGATTTAATTGGTGGAACTTTCCCTTATACTTTTAATACTGAAGGACCAAACGGATATACTAGTATATCACAAAACATGTCAAATCTAGAGGCTGGTACTTATGTAACAACAATTGAGGATGCTGATGGAACTATTCAAACAACGACAAATACTATAACAGATTCAAATCCACCTATAACAGGTTCAATAACAAC